CCGCTTTTGGGTTAACACCTACTCGTCATCTTAGTGGTAATGGTTACTCTCGTGCAAACGTATATACCATAACTTCAGGTTTAGCTGAGAACATCTTTACAGGAGATGTAGTTATAATTACTGCAGATGGAGTGTTAACACCTCATACTGCGACTGAAGTTAATAATATAGGCGTATTTGCTGGAGTATCTTATACTGCTACAGATGGATCATATGTATATTCACAATACTGGCCGACTGGTACAGTAGCAACGAATATCAAGGCATATGTATATGACGATCCATATACTGTGTTTAAGGCTCAATCAGCAGGAACTACTGCACAGACAAACATAGGTAACTGTTGTGACCTTGTTGCTGGTGCTGGTTCTACAACCACTGGACAATCTGGATTTGAATTATCAGGCACTATGGCGGCAGGAACTGCTTCTTGCAAAATCATAGGTCTTTATGAATCACCAGATAATGCCTTTGGTGCAAATGCAATAATGGAAGTTCTTATCAATGAGCACTTGCTCAAAGATAGTGCTGGAATATAGGGAGATTTAAACAATGGCAATGAATAGAGCACAATTTGCAAAAATGCTTGAGCCTGGTTTAAACACCTTGTTCGGGTTAGAGTATGATAGTTATCCACCAGAGTATGCTTCAGTATTTGAAAGCAATACATCTCAAAAAGCATTTGAGGAAGACGTATTGTTGACAGGTTTTGGTGCGGCTCCAACTAAAAATGAGGGTGCTGGAATCAGTTACGATTCAGCTTCTCAACAGTGGACTGCTAGATATCAACATGAAACAGTAGCATTAGCTTTCTCTGTTACAGAAGAAGCTGAAGAAGATGGACTATATGGTTCATTGGCTTCAAGATATACAAAAGCGTTAGCGAGATCAATGGCAACAACCAAAGAGATCAAAGCCGCAAATGTCTTAAATCAAGCTACAACAACTGCAGGTGGAGATGGAGTATCATTATTAAGTACTGCACATCCAACTCAAAATGGAAACCAGAGTAATACTTTGGCTACTGCGGCAGATTTATCTGAAACTTCATTAGAAAGTATCTTGATAAATATTGCTGATATGAAAGATGATCGTGGTCTTAGGATCGCCGCACAAGGAACAATGTTAATTATTCCTACTGCATATACTTTCGTAGCTGAGAGATTACTTGAAAGTCAATTAAGAACTGGCACTGCAGATAATGACTTAAACGCTATCAAGTCAGGTGGTTACTTACCTCAAGGATACCATGTGATGAGACGTTTAACAGATTCTGATCAGTTCTTCATCAAGACAGATGTACCAGATGGTCTTAAAATGTTCCAAAGAAGTCCTATGAAAAAAGGCATGGAAGGTGATTTTGAGACTGGAAATGTACGCTACAAAGTAAGAGAAAGATATTCTTTTGGTTTTACTGATTGGCGTGGTATTTTTGGCACAGAAGGTGCCGCATAAAAAACTAAGATGGGAGAGGGGATAACTCCTCTCCTAAACATAACCCTTGACTGCGAAAGCAGACATTTGCCAAGACAAGGAGATTGACATGGCTAAATCAACTTTTTCAGGACCAGTAGTATCCAATAATGGTTTCATATCTGCAGGTTCAAATAATACTAAAAACATAACTGCAGATACAACTTTAACATTTAATGATCATGCAGGAAGAATTACTGAAATAAATGATGCTGATGGTGTTGTAACTTTACCAACAATTACTTCTGCTGAATTAGGTGCAAAATACACTTTATTTATTGGAACAAATATGACTGGTAAAATAAAAACAGATGGAACAGATAAATATGTAGGTTCTATTATGGTTGGTGTTGACGATGGTTCTAAAAAAGCATTTGTACCAGGAGCAACTAATGACGTTATCGACATGAACAATGGTACTAAAGGTGGTAAAGTAGGCTCTTATGTAGAAATCACTGCACTAGCGACTGCTGAATATCTTGTACAAGGTTTATTAATTGGTTCTGGATCAGTAGCGACACCTTTTGCTGATAGTTAATAGGAGGTATTAATGGCTGATATAGTTTCGGTTAAAAAACAATCAGACAACGTAAGAGAAGCAGTATTTCAATTTAACTATCAATATGTAGATGGTGGCAATGAATCTGCAGTGCAGAAGATTGATGCCTCAACACTTGATGTAAATTCTAATGGTGATGCTTGTACGGGTCTAAAAATACTAGATTGTAATTTTAATGTTGCAGGAATGACTGTTCAAGTCCTCAAAGATGGAGACAGTCAAGACCCAATAATGTTAAATCTTACAGAAGATCAAAGTGGTAATTTTGATTTTAAAGAAACTGGTGGCTTGCCTTCAACTACTGAATTAACAGAAGCAACTCGAACATATGCAGTTACTGTTGTTAATTCTGGTGGTAATAAATTTGCTTTGGGTGGCTCTACAAATCCAGCAATTAATTTATTGAAAAATCATACATATATATTTGATCAATCAGACAATACTAATAGTGGACACCCTTTAAGGTTTTCAACAACTGCAAATGGTACTCATGGTGGTGGTGCAGAATACACAACAGGTGTAACAGTAACAGGAACTCCTGGTAGTTCTGGAGCAAAAACAACTATTGTTACAACTGCAGATACACCAGATTTGTTTTATTATTGCACAAATCATAGTGGAATGGGTAATTCTTCATCTTTAGTAAACCCTACTGGTGATGTTTTATTTACCACAACTGGAGCTGCGGCAAATGATTCTTACCAAATAGTTATGAGATTGAAGAAGAATTATAAGGTGCAGTAATGGCTACTTCTGAAACAGTCGCTTTTAGACCTAATATAGAAGAAATAATAACTGAGGCTTATGAAAGATGTGGTCTTGATATTCAGACAAGAACTGGAGATCAAGCCATATCTGCTAGGCGTAGTCTCAACTTATTGTTCTCTGAATGGGCAAATCGTGGCATAAATTATTGGGCAGTATCACAAAATACTCTTGATCTTGCAGCGGGTACGAGTTCTTACAACCTTCCTGCAGGAGTTTTAGACTTTTTAGATGTTGTAATCTACAATTCAGCAGATGCAACAAGAACAGATACTATACTCAATAGAATTACGATAGCTGAATATAATCAAATACCTAACAAGACAAATACTGGAAGACCTAATCAGTATATGATAGATAGAGGCAGACAAACTGGCTCTAACAATATTTATAAGATATATGTTTGGCAAACACCAGATATTGGTACATATAAATTAAATTATTGGGCAATGACACAATTAGATGATGTTACTTTGTCAAATCAAGATGCAGATATACCTTATACATGGTCTGAATGCATATGTGCTGGACTAGCTAGTAAGTTATCAGTAAAATTTGCACCAGATAAGTTTACTTTACTTAATGGCTTATATAATGAGGCGTTTTCTTTTGCATCCGCTAATGATAATGATGGGGTTTCACTAAAACTGCAACCTACAGGGCTTAATTTGAGATAATGGCTAGATTCGCTTCAGGTAAAAAATCTAAAGCTATAAGCGACATAAGTGGAGCTAAAGTTCCCTATACCCAACTTAAAACTACATGGAATAATTTAAGAGTTGAGCCAAGTGAGTTCGATCCTAAACATCCACAATTAACGCCTGCAAAAAATGTAATAGATGCTACTGCATTATATGACCCAAGACCAAGTACAGATGTAGAAAACGTAGTAATCGATTTTGCATTTACTAGCAATATATTTTTATCAAGAGTTGAGCGATCACAAGTAGGAACAAACATACATGCAAGAGGAAATGTAGGTACAGTATCTACTGTAATAGAAGAAGAGCAAACTGGTGTAGTAGGAACAACTGCAATAGGTGCTTTTGCACCAGGTGTTGGTGTATCTGGAGTTGCAGGAACAACTGCTATTGGTAATTTTGAGGCACAAGACCAAATAGACGTAGATGTTACAGAGGTTGGAGCTACAAGTGCTATTGGTGCATTTGGTGTAGGTGTTGGTATAACTGGAGTACAAGCTACTGGTGGAACTGGAACAGAAACAATTACACATGATAGAATATTTGAGCTTCCAAATGGTGGCTCTGTAGGAACTGGTGCTATTGGTACTTCTGCACCACAAACAGATGTCATATCTACCAATATTGCAGGAACTGGTGGCATTAATAATTCTACAGTAGGTAATGAGCCTAATGCAACAGGTGTACAAGCAACTGGAGGTATTGGTACATTTGGAGAAGAAGGAGATGGTACATTAAACTTAACCATCACTCCAGTTAGTGCAACTGGTACTGCAAATGCAGGTGCAGAGGTTGCTGAAAGTGAAATACCAGAATCAAATACGAATGGTTGGGGTGAGAACCCATTTGGATATGCTGAATGGGGTGGAGATGGTGAGGTTAAGGCAACTGGTGGTGTAGGTGAAAGTAGCATAGATATATTTAAAGGGCCGAACCCAGTGGATGCAGTACAAGGAGCTACTGCATTAGGAGCTTATCTCGTTCAAGGTAATTTAACAGTCACTGGAGTTGCAGGAACTGGTGGAGTTGGTACAGTAAGCCTTGATACTGATGTAGATACGACTGGAGTTGCAGGAACTGGAGCAATAGGAGCAGAATCAGTAGTTATAGATGGTGGATTTGGTGAAGGAACTTATGGATCAGGAACATGGGGTAATTAAATGAATTATACTAGTTTAGTAACAAATATTAAAAATTTTATTGAAGATGATAGCACTGAATTTGAGGCATCTATTCCTACAATAATAACACAAGCAGAAAACATGATATTTGGTAGATTGCCAAATTTGCCATGTTATAGAAAAAAACAGTCTGGTAATTTAGTTGTAGGTACAAAAGAATATTCTGTAGCTGATGCTAGAATGATTAGACAAGTTGCAGTCACTAAGGCTGATAGTGACGTTGTTTACTTAAAACATAGGATAGATAGCTATCTTAGAGATTATACTCCAAATGCAAGTACGTCTGGAGTTCCATTTATGTATGCCACACGAGATGCAACAACTGCTGGAATTAGAGTTTTACTAGCACCATCTCCAAGTGCTACACTAGCTTATGAAATAGATTTTATA